GCAGCTAACTACACCAAAGGCGCCCAGACTAAAAATACAGCTTATGTCTTTGCTACTCAGGGCACTGGTAGTCAGGGCGTTGGTGCATTTACCTCTACTTCTTGCTTTAACATGCGTAATAACACCACCATGACTAAGAACAACAACATGAACTCTGGCACAGCTATTGGAGACGCATCAACAATCCAATCTACTGGACCAACTGGTGAGTACTTGTTTGCTTACGTTAACGGCAACAACACTGGCGCTTTTAACCAAAAATTTAACATGACCACAGAAAGCTATGTTGGAACTATCTCCTCTTCTATGACCCAAGGAACCGCTGGCGCTCACTGGGGAGAGAACACAGGGTTTTGGTGGACTGACGACAACACTGGTAGAAAATTTACTTTTGCTACAGAGACTGAAGCTACGCCAAGTGCGGCTCCAGGTTTTCACGGTCAACAAAAGGGAATGGTCGCCAAAACTGGATTTGGATATGGCGGTAACGAAGGAAACTACGGCTCTGGTCGTTATTTCCGTAAATGGAACTACACTACAGAGGTGACTGTTTCTACTCCTCAAAAGGGAGTGTGGTGGTGCGGGGAAGAAAACTTTATTGCGGGTCAGACTAACGGGTATATGCTCGGGGCTTACACCGACACTGCTGGCGGTAACGCATCAGGAAGTGGTCAAACAAATGACTCTGCTAAGTTTACTTACGCAACAGACTCTGGAATTAGAGGGTCATTTGACCCTTCAGGAACACAATCGGGAACAGGCTCTAGTGCTGGTTCCCCAATTGGAGGCCGCTCATCGGGAGTAGGCTTCTGGCGCGACTAATGATAGGATCACTACATGGAAAACAAAACAAGCTACGAGATGACCTCTGCACAAGAACGTTACAACCAACTTCTTAAAGAGGTATCAAGTAACACCGAAGGGCTTGATGATCGCTCAAAAGAGATATTAGATTTAGCACTACACACCGATCACAACACCCCTTACTTTAAAATTAAGCACTTTGTTGGTGATGCTCAAATCACCCCATATGCAAAGTATCGTCAATTTCTACTTGAAATCCGCTCTCGTGAAGAGATCATTGAAAACTTGCTTATGAATATTGCTAAGCAAGAGGCTCAAATTGAAGTTACTAGAGAAGAACTAGCAGAAGCAACAACGCCTGCACGTGCAAAACTTAAAGAGTTTGATTTAGTTACAAACCGTAACGACCTAATTAAGATTCACAGACGACTTTCTTCAGCATACGCTGAACGTGAAAACTTTTTACGAGCTATGCGAGAGATGTACGAGACTGGTGAAGCGTTTCTTCCAGATGGAACTGACCTTAAAGATATTATGAATAACCCAGAGTTGACTGAGAAGTATGAGCGTGACCTATGGCGTAACCGTTTAGGAAAACAAGCGGCTCTAGATATACTTACTACTGGAAAAATCGGTACTGGAAACATGGATGCCATCACAATGATGGGCGAAGAAGATGTTGTATATGCCTTAAATGTAGCTATGGACTGGTCTTTACGGGTAAATACTGCATTAGAAACTATACAGGCTGATGCAGTTAAACAGTTAAGTGATGGTAGAGATTTTGATTTGAAATTAAACAGTCCCACCGTAACACCAAAAGAACTACAGTAATGTACGCGGCAGTAAAAGTTGACGATATAGCACACCTACAGTCAGACCCAGCGGGTTGGGATAGACTGCAGATCTGTGGTTCTTTTATGTTTTGGGTAGTTATGCCTATAAAAAACGTATCTAAATCTTGGTCTTATGTTACACTAACTGAGTATGAGGCTATGGGTTGGAAATTTAAAGGAGTTAACAGAGGCTATATAACTGTTTACGAGGGATCAAACCTGTTTGATCAAATACCTTTTGATAAGTGGGTAGAACATCCTAAAAAGCATAAGGTTACTGGCAAACCAATATTAAAGCCTATGCGGTACAAGTATACAATGACACAAGAAGACATAGAGCAAGGAATTGCTTTCGGACAAAAGATGGAGCCACATGTTCAGCGTGCCCTTAAATCCCAAGCTAGACGTGAAAAGCTTGGACGACTTCGTACAATTTTTAAACGACTGTAAAGAAGTAATTTACGACTTTTATTTTACGTGTCGAATTGCCCCGTTTACACAGGATGCTATGGGAGACGTATTTCTTGAGGGTGAAGAGGACCACGACTACTTAAATAACCTTGCTCTTGAGATTCAAGAGTTTACGGGCATTACTGCGTCTGCCGTGTTTAACAACATATACGTTAGACCAACTCAAGATAACCTTGATCTATTCATTGAGAACTTTAAACCGCTTTACGATTCTGGGATTCGCTCTGCAACTATCCCACATACTCACTGGGTTGCTACTGGACAAATCCAAGCAGCATTTCCAGACCTCTTTATTAAGAACACCATCCTTAGAAATGTAAGCGAACCTCGTGATATTGAGAAATTGGCTAAGGCGGGATTTAAATATATAAACCTAGATCGAGACCTTATGCGAGATCACGAAAAACTTTTAAGGTTTAAGAAGGCTAAGGAAAAGTACGGAGTAAAGCTATCCCTTCTTGCTAACGAAGGCTGTATGGGTGGCTGCATTATGATGGACGAGCACTACCACTTTAATAACGAACGTGGTGATGGGCCTCAGTACTTCACAGATCCAATCAGTCGAGTTTCCTGCATGAAGTGGGATTACGAAGATCAAGCTGTACCTCTTAAGACAGCCAATTTCCCTCCATGGAAGGAAGACTGGGATCAATTCCTAAACGAACTTGGTATTGACGTAATCAAGATGCATGGCCGTGAGTCTACTAGCCGTCTTCGTGAGACTATGCAGATTATCCGAAACTACGTTGACAATAAAGAGATACTTTTCCAACACTTCAAAGACTTTATTGAAGAGACTAATTTAGTTGATAAGCCTATTGATATCTGGCGTAAAAAGATTAAGACCTGTAAGTTTGACTGCTGGGACTGTGGTTATTGCGACAAGATCATGTCGGCTAAGTATGGAGATAAGCGTCAGCCACGAACAATGGTTGTAACAAGAGAGCTTGTCGACTCTGTTAATAGAGAGTTAGATATAAATATCCCCGGCCTTACTAGTTCTAGGATCCAAAAACTTCTCAACGGACTGGCCTCTCAGTCTAAGGTTTACTTGGAAATTGGGGCATACCTAGGCGCTACTACCGCTGCTGCGCTAGCAAACAATAAGCTTGATGCTTACGTGATTGATATGTGGGAGCAGGATCTACACCCTGTGCGGGATGATTTAACTTTGCCTCCTAATAGCCAGGCAGAATTTGAAAAGAATATTGCCCCTTATATTGGGGATAACAACGTACACATCATTAATGAGGATATGTACGAGGTAGATACCTCAACAATTAATGAGGTAGACTTATTTTTCTATGATGGGCCTCACGAGTACGAGCATATATACAAGACCGTGATCCGTTATAGGAACTGCTTTGCTAAGCAGGCGATCCTGGTGTTCGATGACGCGAATTGGACAGACACGGTGATGGCTGCAGACCAGGCAGTAAAGGATGGGGGACTTACCCCTATCTATTCTAAAAAGGTACTAAATAGTATCGAATCAGAAAAGGACTGGTGGAATGGAATTTACATCATCGTTGTTGCTTAAAAACCAACAATATCTTTTACTACTAGCCGTAGTTATGGCTATCTCATTTACTGCAAAAAAGACTCAGGTCTTCTTGCCGTTTTACGCCTGGATTGCTCAGACTGTTAAGTCTAAGCGTGCTGTCGTAGCTATTATCTCGTTTGTATCAGGTATCCTGCCTATCTCCGGTCGCGTCGCCGTGTCAGCAGGTGCTCTAGATACAATCGCCCCAACCGATGTCAAGAAGCGTAAGAACTTCGGAATCATCGATTACTTATCTACACACCATTTTTACTTCTGGTCTCCTTTGGAGGCTACAGTAATTACCCCTATGGCTGTCTTAGGACTTAGTTACTGGGGCTTCATCGGTAAGATCTGGCCTTTGCTTGCTACCGCTGCAATTGTAATCTTGTTCTACATCTTTAAGGTTCTTAAGGAAGACGATATTGAAATTGTAATCCCTGAGAAGCTTACAAAGAAGGACAAAGAAGAATGGCAGAAGCATGCAGATGCTAAGTCAGACCGTCGTCAGATTACAGAGTATGCCAAGGTATTAGTATTCACAGCTCTTGTAATTGTTGCCGGTAACGTTGTGAAAGCAAACTTTGATGCAATCAATGAGTGGGTTAAGTCTGCACACGACCATAACCTCATCATTCTTGTGGCTTTGGTAGGTTTCCTAGCAAGCTTTGCATTGGGTAGCAGCGGTAAGTTTGCAGGCTTTGTAGCTTTGTCAGCAAGCGTATTTGGCGTGGGCACACTCCCATTGTTCTTTGCGTTTGACTACGCAGGTTACATGCTCTCACCTACCCACAAATGTTTGGTAGTAGGCAAGACCTACTTCAAGACACCTCTAAAGGATTACTACAAGGCTATTGCTTTACTAGCTATTCCTTTGATTCTTGTTGGTTCGGCTTTGTACTTTATGGGGCTAGACTTGTAACATGAAAAAAATCCAATTTATGGCAATGTCCCAAGAAGTTGAGGACAAGTACCCAAAACCAAAACCAGCAAAGGCTTACGTACCCGATTGGTATAAGAGCGCAAAAAGGTTTAGAACTGGAAAGATGGAAGTCTTGCCGGAAGGTGCGGGTATTAACAAAGACCTAAAACTTTGTGTGCCATTTTTGGATGGATTAACTGCAGGATACGTATTAGAACTTCCTGCTGATCTTCTCGTTCAACGTGACGAACGTGGGGTCGGGTTCTTCTGGAATGAGGAGCCCGGCCCTATAGATGTGCGCCCTAAAGACATGGCGGTAACTCTTCCCAGACCTCATGGTCATGATCAAGACCTATACGCCTGGACTTTCCACTGGGCTACAATTACGCCTCCTGGGTACAGCTTGCTTGTAACCCACCCTTTAAATAGGTTTGAACTTCCCTTTACAACCACTGCTGGACTTATGGATTCTGACAACTTTTCCCTTGGCGGGCAAATCCCGTTCTTTTTACAAAAAGATTTCACAGGCATTATCCCAGCTGGAACACCTATAGCCCAGCTTATCCCGATTAAGAGGGACTCTTGGAAGTCTGAGGTACTTCCACATAACCAAGGTTTTATTAAGACCCAACTATTTAATGTCTCTCGCTACCTTTACGGAGGGTACAAAAAGCATCTTTGGGTTAAGAAGTCTTACGACTAGTCTTGTTGTAAACTGTAGAACATGCCTATTGACTTTCCCAACTCCCCGACTCTTAATCAAGAGTTTACGGCTGGGTTAACCACGTGGAAGTGGGATGGAACAAAATGGCTTATTAAAGAATCTTTAGGTCCGATCGGACCTACCGGTCCTTTAGGTCCCACAGGCCCAACTGGACCACAGGTTACTGGCCCTACAGGTGCGCCTGGGCCAACAGGACCTACTGGCCCTATATTCCAGAACGTAGATTGCGGAACTCCAGGCTCAGTCTATGGTGGAGTTACCCCAATTGATTGTGGAGGAGTTAACGACTAATGCATGATCATGAGAATATGGTGTTAACTACTGGCGGTGGAATAAGTGAAATGACCGTCATGTGGATTTTGATGGGGTTAATGGCGGCACACCACTTATGGATGTGGTGGAAGATGAAAAAGAAAAGGAAGTGTGACTGCTAATGGCTGTTAAGGTTCAATTTAGACGCGGCACAGCAACAGAGTGGACTACTGCTAACCCTGTGTTATCACAAGGTGAAGCGGGATATGAACACGACACCGGTAAGTTTAAGATCGGTAACGGCGTTAGTGCTTGGAACAGCCTTCAATATTCTTCTGGTACAACTGGCCCAACAGGCCCACAAGGATTATCAGTTACAGGACCAACAGGTCCGCAAGGTATTACTGGCCCAACAGGGGCCGTTGGTGCGACTGGCCCTACAGGATCTAGTGGTGGTATCGTACTTAACGTAACTAACTCTGGTTCAGGCGCATATCTAATTAACGGTGCTAGCAACCCAACCCTTTATTTTATTCGTGGACATCGTTACGTAATAAACGTTAACGCTACTGGCCACCCATTCTGGATTCAAACTGTTTCTGGCGGATATAGTGCAGGAAATGTTTACACAACTGGAATTACAAACGGTGGAACTCAAAACGGAACTATTATCTTTGAAGTACCGTTCGATGCTCCACAGCTTTACTACGTTTGCCAGTACCACCCAATGATGGCTGGCGGTATTATCGTATCAAGCCTAGGACCAACTGGTCCTCAGGGTGAGACAGGTCCTACAGGACCAGCTGGAATAACAGGTCCTACAGGCCCACAAGGAACTTCAATTGATTTTAAAGGAAGCGTAGCTGCTGTTGTAAATCTACCTTCCTCAGGAAATGAAGTCAATGACGCATACATTGTCGATGCCGACGGAGATCTCTACGTATGGAACGGCACAGCTTGGACAAGTGTAGGTCAAATTGTTGGTCCAATTGGTCCTACCGGTCCACAAGGAATCACCGGACCAACAGGGCCTTCTAGCACAGGACCTACTGGGCCTTCAGGAGTTGTATCTGTAACAGGTCCTATAACAAATACAGGTACCTCTACCTCTGCTGTATTAGGTCTTAACCAAAGCGTACTGTCACTTGCAAACACCCAGATTACTGGTCTAGGTACAGCATCAACAAAAGATGTGCCGGCTTCGGGAGATGCCTCTAACTCTCAGGTTGTATACGGAACTGACACAAGACTTACAAATACCCGCACACCTACCGACGGAACTGTTACTACAGTAAAGATTGTTGACGCTAACGTAACCAACGCTAAGCTAGCAAACTCAACTATTACGCTTGCTAACAGTACACTTACTTTAGGATCAACTACTACTACAGTAAATGGGTTGATTCTTACCTCTCCTGTGATCTCTAGTATTATTAACACAGGTACACTTACTTTACCTACAAGCACTACAACTCTTTTAGGAAGCCACCAGTACACAGCAAAGGGAGATCTTTTAGCTGGAACAGGTACTGGAACTTTAGATAAGTTAACTGTTGGAGTAAATGGTCGTGCTTTGGTTGCAGACTCTGCTCAAACTACCGGATTGGTCTGGAAGGATATCTTCCAGGATATTGCAGGAAACCTAAATCAAACTACGAGCATAGTTGACGTATATCCACGTATTACAAACTCTAGCGGCGTGTTGTCAAGCGGAAACGCATACTTCACATTCTTTAGCCCTATGTGGTCTGCAACTATCAATAGCCTCACAGTAGTTTCAGCAAACACTGCGGCTACTGGAGCTCAGACTGTACGCCTAGGTCTCTATACATTTGATGGTACTACTGCTACGTTGGTTGCTCGCACAGACAGTGATGTAACACTTCTAGGCACTACTAACACAGTCTTTACCCGTGCCTTCAGCACCACAGGTGGATACCCATCTACTTACACATTACAGGCTGGAACTAGATATGCGATTGCTGTGATCTACGTAGGAACAACAGCCCCTACCGTATACACAGCGTTTGCAAATATTCCAGCGGCGTTGTCCAGCCTAGGACCTCGTCTATCAGGTTATGTAGCGTCACAGACTGACCTACCTTCTACCTCAAACTCATTTACAGCAACAGCTATCGCACCGTGGGGACGACTATCATGACAACTAAAGTAAGCTTAGGCATTGACCCAGAGACCGGAGCAGAGAAGTTTGAAGTCCAGGATGACCAAGGAAACTTGGTTGGATACGATCTAGTATTCACTGAAGAATAATCTAGCTGGAGGGCTAATGAAGATAGCGGTTTACACAATCGCGTTAAACGAAAAGCATTTTGTTGAGCGCTGGTATCAGTCTGCCAAAGAAGCGGACTATATCCTCATAGCTGATACTGGATCCACTGATGGAACCATAGAGCTAGCTAAATCCCTTGGAATTAACGTCATAGATATTAGTATTAAACCTTGGCGCTTTGATGATGCCCGCAACGCTTCCCTAGCTGCAATTCCAGCTGACATTGACTACTGCATCGCCCTTGATATGGATGAAGTACTGGTTGAGGGTTGGCGTTCAGGCTTTGACAATATAAACCCAGCCGTAACCAGACCACGATATAAATACACGTGGAGTTGGAAAGAGGATGGGACACCCGGACTTGAGTATGGCGGGGATAAGATCCATGCTCGTAAGGGCTATCGTTGGAAGCACCCCGTACACGAAGTTATAGTTACCAATCAATCTATTGAGGTTCAGGATTGGATCCCTCTAGAAATCCATCACTATCCAGACCACTCTAAGTCTCGTAGTCAGTACATGCCTTTGCTAGCTCAGGCTGTTCAAGAAGACCCATATGATGATAGAAACACTTTTTACTACGCCCGCGAGTTGTTCTTTCACGGTCGTTTTGAAGAAGCCACACAAGAGTTTATGCGCCATCTTTCATTGCCAAAAGCCACCTGGAAGCCGGAGCGGGCAGCTTCCATGCGTTATATCGCTAAGATGGTTTCAGAAAAAGAAGATTGGTTACTAAAGGCACATGATGAATGTCCTGATAGACGAGAAGCTTTAGTAGACCTAGCGGACTATTACTATCAAAACAAACGTTGGACTGCCTGCTATCAGGCTGCAGAAAAGGCGTTAGCTATAAAAGAAAAGCCTCTGGAGTATCTATGTGAAGAATTTGCCTGGGGAGCAGCACCCTGGGACTTTGCAGCTATCTCTTATTACCGCCTAGGAAAGTTTGACAAAGCCCTACAATACGGGCGCAAAGCTGTAGAATTAAGCCCACAGGATCCTCGCCTTACAGCTAATCTAGCTTTCTATTTGAAGGAGCAATCTCTTGGCAACGACATATAAGATTCTAGGTCAGGTTGCGCCAGCAGCTAACGTAGTGGGAGGCAGCCAGCTATACGCAGTGCCATCCAACACCTCAGCCGTTGTGTCTACAATCGTGATCTGCAACCGCGGAACTACCGCAGCAACCTACCGTATTGCGCTTCGTGAAGATAACGCAGCTCTAGACAACAAGCAATACCTAGCCTATGACACAACTGTCCCAGCTAATACCACCACTACCTTTACATTAGGTATTACTTTGTCAGCTACTGACAGCGTTACTGTGGTGGCATCAACAGCTAACCTAACATTCCAGGCTTTTGGTTCTGAGGTAGCGTAACTATGGCCGTACAAAATAACGGTCAGCCTACAGGTCCTGTTGTCTTTACAGATGACCGACCAGGCAAGCGCCTTTTTATGGGGCCTAACACCCCAACCACTCCGGTAGATGGAGATATATGGTTTGACTCAGACGTTCTTAATAATGCTGGAAAGAACCTGATCTCTACCGTATCCCTAAACACTTTTTCTTCAAGAGATCTATCAATCGTAACTGAGTATAAAGATGTATACGTTGTATTCCGTGGAGTTCAGACTTCAGCAAACGCAACTGTAAACATAACTCTTAATGACAATAGTTCTAACTACGTAACCGGAACTTCTCTCTTTAGCATTGCAAACGTAAAATCTGCAGTAACAACTAACCACTGGACACTAGACATTGTGGACACTCAAGATACAGCAAGCTTTGCGTGGGGATACCTCAAAGGCGTATACACAAACGCCTCAAACACAGTTACTATTCTTGATAGCACTAATGCTTACACCCAAACCACAGCACTTACAAAGATGACTATTTCTGTTTCTACAGGTACCTTCACCGGTGGAACAGCCCTAGTGTATGGAGTTAACTAATGGCAGTAAAACGATGGAACTCTGGTACCGCTCAATGGGAATCATTTGGTAGCCCACAGCTAAATCCAGCTAGCTTAGGTATTAACCCAACAGCTATTGGTGCGGTAAACGTAGTAAATGGTGCAGTAACTACTGCAAGTACTTCACAAACTGTAGTGCGTAACATCACCGTATCCACTAGCGCCCCTACCTCAGGTCAGGGCTCTGATGGAGATATCTGGGTGCAATACGTATAATGCCTGGTCAATCCAAAGTTAATGGTGCCTGGAAGACTATTACTAGTCTTTCTGTAAAAGTTGGCGGTCAATGGAAGACCGCTACTTCTGGCTACATTAAAGTTGGTGGCGCTTGGAAACAATGGTTTGCATCTAAAATACAAGATGCTTTTAATAGAGCCTCTACAGCAACAGGGCTAGGAACAGCTGATTCAGGTCAAGCATGGAATGCTACTCGTGGCAACTGGCGTATTAGTGGATCTAACAGCGCTATCTCAGACGATGCTGAATCTAGTTATCCCTTAGCTTCTATTAACTTAGGTAATACTGATGTAAAGATTCAGACTGATACTACTGGCGGTGTAGGTCCAGCGTTTTGGGTTACAGATTCAGGATCTTGGTGGGCAAGCTACCCACGATATACATCTGTTACAAATACATTTTGCGATCAAGGTTTAGTAACTAACTTTAATAACCCACCCTCTGCTAGCTGTTGCTCTGGAGTAACTACTGGTTCGCAGGCTGTTTGTGATCAAACTCAGGTAACAACTCAATACAACCCTCCTTCACCTAACTGTTGCTCTGGAGTAACTACGAGCGGAGGCGGATCAACCTGTACAGGAAACCAAGTAACAAGTACTAGCAACCCTCCATCAAATCAATGTTGTTCTGGAGTTAGCCAAGGCGGTGGCGGTACCAGCACTGTTTGCGACCAAAGCCAAGTAACAAGTACTAGTAACCCCCCATCAAATCAATGTTGTTCTGGAGTTAGCCAAGGCGGAGGTGGTCAAAGCAATGTTTGCGACCAGAGTCAGGTAACTAGCTCTAGCAACCCCCCATCAAATCAATGTTGTTCTGGAGTTAGCCAAGGCGGAGGTGGTACAACTCCTGTTTGCGACCAAGGTCGTGTAGAGACCTATGGTTTTGGTTGCCCATTAGACGCTTGTTCTGGAGAGTTCTCCCAGACTGTAAACTCTAGCTATTGTTCCGGAGGTGTAAGAACCGCAGCTAATATTTTTGACCTTTCAGGGTGCTGTGATATTCCTGTTCAAAGTGCAGGATCTACAAGTACAAGTTGTAGACTTATTAACTTATTTAGTGGTTATTGTACTGGTAGTGAAGTTCAACAAAAAACCTGTAACGGAACCACCGCTGGAGCTAACTATAGCTACTGTGCAACAACAACTACTACAGCGGGATCTTGGTCTTGTAACACTACGACAGTACCGTTTACCTACACTTCATATTATTGCTACACCTCTACTCGCAACGTGGCTAATCCAATTACTTATAGCTGCTACACCTCTACTCGTTTAGTTAATAATCCAATTACCTACAGCTGCTATACCTCAACACGCTCAGTTAACAACCCGATTACCTACAGCTGCTTTACTTCTCAAGTAGTACAACCTACCTTCTACTCTTGTTTTACAGCAACTAGGAATGTCCCTACATACTCTTGCTTTACATCTACTAGAAGCGTAACTACCTATACTAGCGACCTTGTATTGGTTAGCTCTGTGTCTGGAACTGTTGCTGTAGCTTCTACTTTAAACTTGGCTACTAACACCTCTGGATTCTCTACCGTAGGGTCTGTATACGTAACCACCGTAGGCAGCGTAATAACTTCTTCTGCCTACTCAGGGTCTAACTTGACCGGATCCCAGGTAGGATCTACTCTAAGCTTTACAGCATCCAACCCAACCAGGGGAACATCTGTGGGTATAATTAAGGGCCCTTCCACAGGAAGTCAGGGCTCTACAACCGATAACTTCTTGGCTACTATTTAGGAGAGCATATGAGCGACAGACCGGCTAGACCATGGGATTTGTTCAATAAAAATATTGGACGAGTAGAAACAGACATTGCTTCACAACGGCTTGACATCTGCCGTGGGTGCGACAAATTTATTAAAGCAACCTCTCAATGCAAAGAGTGTGGTTGCATTATGAAGCTTAAGACAAAGCTTCCAAATGCGTCCTGTCCTTTACACAAGTGGGAAGCAGTACAAGTATCCTATAAGGAGGAAATGTAATGGCCGAAGAAAAACCTTTGCCACCTATTAAGTTGGCATTTATTATTGATAATGTAGTAACAGATATCCTACATACAGACGAACGTCTTGCTGCTATTTTTTTAAGCGAACCGTTAATCCTTGACGTAACCGACCGTACTTCAAACGAAGATCTGTCAAACCTTGTCCCTAACGCTACTTACGACCCAGAAACATCTACTTTTACAAAGCCTGAAAAGGAGTAGCCATGAGAGGTGAACGTGTTGAGGGGTCTAGGTTTACTATCAACCATGAAAGATCATCTATCATTCACGGCACCACAAAAGAAATAGTACGTACAGTAGGTTACGAACTAGAGTGGTGGCTGTATGACCCAGTCGCTACTGTGGTAGATCCAATCTACGATGTAGGTTCTAATACCGGCGGTCGTCGTTGGAAGGGTCCGTATCACATACCTGTGATCAACGCCACCCTGACTCAGGGTATGACAGTTCCTAATGACCGAGGTTTCTACAATACTGACGTACTTACCGTTACAGTTAACATGGATATATCTGAAGGTAGTCATTTGTCGACTTCAGACGCAATTACAATTCCTGAGCTACGTGCCCTACCAACCAACCCAGATGCTTTCTTAAGAGACCGAGTTGTCTTTAAGAATGAAGTCTTTAGCCCACGTCAAATTCTTCCTAAAGGAATTATTACTAACGACTACACTTTGTTTGGAGTTGTTCTACACCAAGTAAACGCAGAAGAGCTGGTCAACGACCCACAGTTTGCAGAGTACGCTTCCTATACACCATTTGGTGCCAGGGATCAATACTCATTCTATGAAAATCCTGAAGGGCATCCGGGTGACGTCTAATGCCGTTTAAGTCAGATGACCAAAGGAAATGGATGCACGTCAACAAGCCTGAGATGGCTAAACGTTGGGAAAAGGAAACCCCAAAGGGTAAAGATCTACCAAAGAAAGTTAAGAAGAAAACTACGAAAGGTAAAAAATAATGTGTAAATCATGTGGATGCGGATGTTCAAAGCCAGGCTGTAAGGGTACTTGCAAGAAGGGCTCTAAGAAACTATCTCCTAAGCAGAAGAAGCTTGATACAGACAAAGACGGCAAGCTAGAAGGCTCAGACTTTGCTGCCCTCCGAAAGAAGAAGAAGTAATGTGCGCCACCTGTGGCTGCATGAAGCCAAAAGATAAGCACGGCGAAAAGACTCTAGCCGCTGCCAATAAGAAGTACGCTAAAAAGAAGGATTCCAAAGGCAAGGCCAAGAAGTCCAATATGGTTAGAAAGAAGGGAATGTAATGTCTAAATACACAAAAGCTTCAGATAAGAAGCAGGACGCCAAGACAACTAAGGGTCTTGATAAAGAACAAAAAGAGAAGTTTGAAAAGATGGACAAGAAGCACCGTAAGCCTAAGTCCCAGGAAGACGACCGTAAGATGGACGTCAAAAACGTAAAGAAGATTAAGGCTATGGAAAAGCGCCACGAAGCCAAGGAAGGCAAGAAGGGTGAAAAGGCCGAGGACAAGCGAGAGAAGAAGTCCAAAAAGAAGTAATGACTTAGCCCCCTAAATGGGGGCTTTTTCATTTATCCTTTATCTTGACGCCGGAGAAATCCGGAACCCTGCTGCTTTACCCTGCACCTTCATTTGGAGGATTTACGATGATTAACCTTGCTAGAAAATTATTGCAAGCTGAGACAGACGTCGATAAAGAAGAGTTTGTCCGAGGACTGATTGGCGCTACGCCTGAAAAGGGACGTAAAGCCACAGCTGTGGGATTCGTAGCCGGATACCTACTCTCCTCGAAAATCAGGAAAAAGTGAAGATACATAACTTCATCGTAAAGTCATTAGAACAGGGACAGCAGCACTCATCAAATAAACTTACCGCCCAACTCCGCAGAAAAGCGTACGAGTCCGGGTGGTCTACTGACGCATCTAGACATCTTCGCGTCGTATCTACAGAGAGCAAGTACCAGGTTGCCTACCCAAAGAGGCATGCAAATGCTATTGAGGATGCGGAATTTGGAACAGAGTCCACCCCACCTAACCCAATAGTGCGTCAATTTATTGCCGGTATTAATGACACAGAATCTGTGGCACACTTTGATAAGGTCTTAAGAAAGGCTGGTCTTATCTAATGCCATTTATTCTTAATGAAGATAAAGCACTTAAAGCAGCCTTGACAGGAATCACTGTGGCTGATTCTGGTAATCCAGCCCGTCCTGTTGGCGTATGGTTTGGACAACCTGATGCTGAAATTCGTTTTCAATCGTATCCATATATAACTATTGACTTAATTAATTTAGCTGTAGCGCAAGAGCGAGAGTATCGCGGATACATTCCACTAGGGTATACACCTGAGGGAGTAGATCCTGATGAAGATTTTATGACAGATGCACCTATCCCAGTCAACCTTGACTATCAGATTACTACATATGCTCGTCAGCCTCGACATGATCGGCAGCTCATGTACGAGTTAACACGACCAACCCGTCTGCCTCTTAGATTTGGTGGCCTAGAAATACCTGAGGACGGAACGATCCGTCGTCTAGATATGCTTGGGTTTACCAAAAGAGATACTACTGAACAGGACAAGCGCTTGTTTAGAAACATCTATACGGTAAGAATAAGCTCTGAACTATTCAGAGATCAATTCGTACAGGTTTACCCTGTTACCCAAGATCCAAATATCTCTCTCGAATACCAACCAACTCCGTTCACTACCATTCAAACATAATTTGGACTCACTAGAAAACAACCTAAACCCAAGGAGAAATACCTATGACTACATACAGTAGACCTGGCGTATTCATTCAAGAAGTAGCTTTGCCTCAGTCAATCGCTCTTGGCGATAACGGAAGTGCAATTGGTGCTTTTGTTGGCGCTCTAGAAAAGGGCCCATCAACTGTTCCAGCGTTACTTAGCTCATGGTCAGAATTCTCAAAGACTTTTGGCGGATTGAATGATGCATACCCAACAACCTGGGCTGCCTATAACTTCTTTGCTAATGGCGGTCGTCAACTATACGTAAAGCGTGTACTTGGCACAGGATCAGCAAAGGCCTCGATCGTTCTTACTGACCGTTCTCAGGCATCATTAAACACCCTTCTTGTTGAAGCAGAAAATGCTGGCGCATGGGGTAACAACGTTGCTGTTGAAGTAAAAGCTGCAGGAACTGACGATCGATTTGCACTGCTTGTATATGTAACTGGAACTGTTGTAGAACAATACACAGATCTAAGCATGGTTACTACAGACCCACGTTATGTGGTTTCAGTAATCAATGCTAGCTCAACATATATCCGTGTTGCAGATCAGAACTCAGCATCTGTTGCTCCAGATGATCGCCCAGAAGTTGATGGCCTAAAGGCTCTCAGCGGTGGCGTTAATGGGTCAACACCTACACGCACACAGTATTCAGATTCTCTAAATACTTTTGACGCAATTCAAAACCCATTAGTGTTTAACGTTCCAGCAGCTGCATATATCTATGCACCTAGTGGAAGCACTAATGATCGCACCCTTGCAGTTAACATTCAAGGGGATGTTATTAACTATGCTCAACTTCGTGGAGATGCGTTTGCAATTGTAGACGTACCTCGTGGATTGACTGTTAATGAAGCTCAAACCTTTATAACAGACGTTATTACAGCAGCTCCAGATTCTGACGGTGGCGTTGCAGCAGCGTACTATCCATGGACTCTTATCCCAGATTCACTTCGTGCTTCTGGTGGAGCTACACGTCTTCAGGCTCCAGGTGCTGCAATGGTGGGTCAGTTCTTAGCAACCGACGCATCACGAGGTGTCTTCAAGACTCCAGCAGGTCTTACAAACTCTCTAGCAAATGTTGTAGCTACTGAAAAGCTTTTAACAAATGCTGAGCTTGATGACCTAAACGACAACCCACGTCCAATCAACGCCATCCGCCAAATTCCTGGTGCGGGCATTGTGGTTATGGGTGGTCGTACTCTTCGCAACACTTCAAACGAACGCTATATCAATATCCAGCGCTCTTTGATTTATATCAAGAAAGAACTAGAAAACCGCAGTCAGTTTGCTTTGTTTGAGAATAACGATCCAGGTCTCTGGAAGCGTCTTAACACAGCTCTTGGTTCTTTCCTTCTAAGTTTCTGGCAACAGGGTGGTCTTCGTGGAACATCTGCATCACAGGCATTCTATGTGAAGGTAGACTCTTCAACCACTTCGTTTTCAGATATCCAAAATGGCCGAGTAAACCTCGAAGTCGGTGTAGCTTTGCAGTACCCTGCAGAGTTCATCGTCATCAAGCTCAGCCAACTAACCGGTAGCGCATCAGCGTAAGGAGATAGATAATCATGGCCGATGACACAATCGTAACTAATAGACTAAGTACAATTGCTACGGATCAAGTCCGTAACTTTAAGTTCCTAGTCGAGTTCCTCCCTAAGGGCGACGATAAGAAATGGGGAGATAACTTTGGAAAGATGGGCTTTGTATCTGTATCTGGCTTGACTGTGGCTACAGAATCAATTGCTTATCGTGAAGGTGGATACAACACTAACTTCCACCAGCTTCCAGGACAAAGCTCGTTTACACCAATCACTCTATCTAAGGGTATCTCTCTTGGACAGAAGGAGCACTCACTATGGATGAAGCGTCTATTCGCTATGTCTACTGGTACAGCTCAATCAGGTGTAGGCGCAGACTTCCGCTGCGATCTTGAGATTGCAGTACTAAGCCACCCAAACCCAAAGGCTTTGGCTAAGGCAGGAGACACAGCTACAGTTGGTTACGCAGGTGACCAACACGCCTCTATCAAGTTCAAGGTATATAATGCTTGGATTACAAACATTGGATACAGCAACCTTGATGCAGGCGGAAACACCCTCATGGTAGAAGAAATGACTCTTGTACATGAAGGTTTTGACGTCTCATTTGCTACAAACTACACAGCAACAGCAGCAGACCTATCACTCTAATAAGGAACTAATATGACAACTAATACGACAGTAAGTGCAGTAGATAATCCTGCCCTTGCAAATCAACTATCGGCGCAAGCACTAGCTCAAGCTGATCAGAAGGCGGCGTTTTCAGAAACTCCGATTACGCCTCCTTCTGATCCGCATGTTGAACTGCTGGCCGGTTTTCAAGAACCATTCGGTGAGTTCATTGCAACAGCTGAAGTACGTGAGCTCAATGGAGCTGACGAAGAAGCTGTAGCAAGAGTTAACGACCTATCTAAGGGCTTAATGCTCATCTTAGAAAGAGCCGTAACTAAGCTAGGAGATAAGAAGCCAGACAAAGACATCCTTGATGCTTTGTTAGCTGGAGATCGTGAACTACTTTTATTGGCTATTCGTAAACAAACGTTTGGCCCAGATGTAACAGTTCAGGGAGCGTTCTGCGAAGAATGCCCTGATGATATGACTTTAACTATTGACTTAGATAAAGACGTAGAGATGAAGAAGCTAGAAGGATCACCAGCTTTTGAAGTTGCTTGCAAAGTTGGTTCCGTAAAGGTGCACTTACCTACAGGTAATACACAAAAGCAACTAGTTAACTCAGGTAACAAAACAGCTCCAGAATTGGACTCCATCGTACTAAAGAGCTGTGTTCTTGAGATCAATGGGCAGGCTGTGCTTGACCCTAATGCTGTGCTTAAGCTCAGCGTAAAAGATCGCAGAACAATTCTTAACGCTATCGCAGAACGCAACCCTGGACCGCAGCTTAGTTCAATTAAGAAAGCATGTCCAAATTGCGGTCGGGAGGTACCGCTACCGCTAACTTTAGCGGACTTGTTTCAGTCATGAGATAAGTTATGACCTTTTAATTCAAACTGTTGATCTCCTGTCTCAGTACTACCCAGGATGGTCACTTACTGAGTTAAAAAGTTTAAGCGTAAGAGAACGAATGATTTGGTTAGACAGAGCAATGAATAGACCAAGGACGGTGAAGTAGTGGCAGGATACGAAAGCCTATTCCCCTCACAGGATGACAATATCCTAGCAGGGGCTACTTCTGATACCGAAAAGATGTTTAAAATAATTAACGGTAATGCAGGTCTTGGTATGACTGCAAAGTTAATGAAAGAAATTGCAGAGCTCACTGATCAAATCAGAAAGAACATGCTTTCTGCTACCGGCAAGGGTGACTCTAAAATCGGTATGGGCGAAATGCCTAGATTCCGTGATCAGTTCGGAGGATTTAGTACTGGTCAAAAGGTAGCAATGGGTGGAGTGGTAGCTGCCGGTATTGGCATGGGAATGATGCCAAATACTGGCGCCGCCGTGACTCAACGTCTTGCTGCTGATGCTGTAGCTGGCATCAGCGGAATAAATGCCCGCCAAGCTATCCTACGGTCTAACAAAGCTGTAGGTAATGGAGCCACAAGTGCTATGGGCCCAACCATGGCAACTATGTCACTTATGTACGGTGGCGGATACACAGCTACAAGTCAGACATTTAAAAACGTTATGCCCCAGGTTGGTGGCCTAAGCGCAATCACTGGGTCTAGTAACGAACAAGTTGCTGCAGGACTTGCTGGCGTTAACGCTATGCGTTTCTTGCGAATAGGTGTGCAGGCTCGTGACGCTCAAGGAAACCTAAAGCCACCTAACCAGATTATCAATGACACCTATCGTTTCTTATACGGTGGTCGTAAGGTAACTCCAGAGCAAGCTGCAATGGTATTAAACCCTGGATCAAAGGGTTACGCAACCATCTCCGCTATTGCTGGTGGCGATCCAAATCTTATGAATATCATCCAAATGGGTGTTATTGCTAGAGCTAGAAGTGGAAGCCCCCTTAAGAAGGGTGACTTAGGAAACGCACAAAAGTCTTTAGACCTTCTAGGTGTTGGTAAAGAAAGCCCTCTTCGTGCTAACTTTAATTACAACACTAGTGAGGCTCGTAAGCTTCAAGCCACTGAAAAAGGATTAGTAGGTGGTTACAACACTGCGCTTAATACTACAGCTGCAGTAAACAATGGTTTTAGTTCTCTTGCAGAACAAGCAGATTTATTAACTCAAGCTTTTGCTGGACTACGTGGCGTTATGCAAACGTTACCTGGTGCAGGCAATACTGGTGCAACAATCGCTGGTATTGGAGGTGGTGCTGCCGGACTTGGTATGGACTTGCTTCAACTTAAAATGATGCACAGCGTTCTTACTCGTGGCGCAGGTGGCGGTTTAAAAGGTCCTGGCTTCTTAGGTGGACTTATGAGTAAGGGCGGCGGATTAAAGGGAGCTGGAAAACTTCTTGGTAAAGGGGCACTAGCGGCAGGTGCCTATTTTGGCATGGAGAAGTTACAAGGATTTTTAAATAAAGCAAACGTTCCATCGTGGTTACGTACCGGTGGAAACTTTATGTTTGATATGGGACAAGGCATTGCAACAGGCGCTATTGCTGGCGGTGGTTACGGAGCAATTGCCGGTGGTGTTGCTGGAACAATCGGTGCTGCAACAAACCCTTATGGACGAGGCGGAGATGGTTGTAGCCACGGCAATATTGGAAGCCACGCATGTGGACAGGGTGGAGATAACCCAGGAATGTCTAATGCTGTAAGCCCACAGCAAGGGTTTGCAGGCGGCAATCAAGACACAAAGGGTATGACTCTTCAGATGCCTGTACCTGCTGGTACACCGGTTACATCAAACTTTGGTCCACGTGACAACTCAAAGAATCCACAGATCTCTAGCAATCACAGCGGTATTGACTACGGCGTAGCAGTTGGAACAAAGATTGTTGCTGCGGCTAACGGTATTGTTACTCACGCCGGTCTACATCGTCAATACGGAAACTATGTAATTATTAAACACGGAAAGAAATCTACGCTGTACGGCCATCTATCTAAGATCTTAGTTAAGGTAGGACAACGTGTTAGCGCTGGAGAAATGATTGGTAAGTCCGGTGGTAAGAAGGGTGCTCCTGGAGCAGGAACTTCTACTGGTCCTCACCTTCACTTTGAAGTACGTGATAACGGTGGCGTTGGTGCTAGAGGACGTGAAAACCCTAGAGGTTGGTTTGGTCGACTTATCAGCACTGTATCTAACCTATTTAAGTCTGTTGGTAAGGCACTAGGTATTGGTGACGATGCCCCTAGTAAGGGTGCACGTGTAACCCCTGGTGCAGGCCTAAACTTTAGAGGTTCAAGCGCATCAGTACTTAGCAGCATTCCTCTAAGTGAATCTTTAAGTAATGCGTTAATGTCTGGTGGCCCTATTGACTTTGCATCATTTAAAAATGAGTTTCCACAAAGCGCAATTGGCAAAGGTATTAAAGGCAGCAACGGCTCTGTATATATCAATAACAAGATGGACAAAGTATCCGGTGACAGCGTAGGTATGGCTGGAGGTAACCGCGAAGGTTTGATTCGTATGCTTCACAGTGCAGGCTTTAGAGGCAAAGGACTTGAGACAGCTTTTGCTGTAGCGCTTGCTGAGTCCGGTGGTAGAGCCAATGCGTTTAATGGAAAGAACAGAGATCTATCTTACGGATTGTTCCAGATTAACATGAAGGATGACGACCCTGCTTCTCCAAACATGGGTAGAAATCGTCGTAAGCAGTTTGGTATCTCAAATAACAAAGAGTTATTTAACGCTAAAAAGAATATTGCTGCAGCATTTGAAGTTTCTAATAAGGGTAGCTGGTGGAAACAATGGGCTACGTTTACTAACGGTTCCTTTACTAAGTACTTAGATGACGCAAACACAGCTGCTAGAGCTGCAGGTGTTGGTGGAGACAATCCAGGTATGGCTATGGAAACTGTAAACAACATGTCTCAAGCTATGGGAAGAGCAGGCGGAGGATCTGTACACGCAACATCTAACATTAATGTAAAGGTAGACATGCAGGTATCTGTTGCTAAGCTGGGCACCTTTGAAGTACAACGTGTAGCAAGTGAGCTACGAAGTGCTATCAATAACGAACTTAAGATCAAGGGTATTGGAGGTAACTAATGACAAACTATAAGAACATATCTGGTACTCAAGATGCGGGGTCTCAATACTTTTGGACTATTGATGCTTACGAACAGGTTAAGACTCAAAAAGGTTCTGATACAAAAGACTATGTCTTAATCAATTCAGACTCTAAAGCTGTTTACAAAGACTACGAAGTTCGCTATGCAATTCGTGTATGGAAAAAGAAAAGGGTAGGAAACAGTTATGTAGAACCTAGTGTTGCTAACCCTGCCGAGCCACTGTATGACGGTGATGGGGTTCAAGTTCTATTGCTACAGTCTTGGAGAACCGAAGTTGCAGACCAAGTAAGTATTGGAGATATAGTACAAACTAGCTCTGGAAGTCAAAGAGTGTTTGTTAAAAACACTGCTTCTAAGTTTCCGTACTACGTTGACAATTCTACTCAAGACTCTAAAGAAATTTTTTACTTTAATTTGCTTGCCAAAAAGGCAAACGTAACCGTAACTCCTAGAATCTATGTAAGACTTAAACCGTACTCAGATGAGAACCCAGGAGCAGTAGATCTTGAAGTATTGCCAGCAGAGAATATACCTGTCGTAAAGTGGACAGGGGCTCGTATGGATCCTACAATCCCTAATCAAGTTTTAGAGGCTGCCTGGAATAAAAGCTATATTACTTTAGATAAATGCAGCACCCCAAACCAATGGGTTGCTGTCGTTAGATCTGGGGACATTAATCCCTTGCTTACCAACTACTACTTACGACGATGGTCTTTAGATGGTATCCAGTCTACCTTTACTGGAGCTAATACCGCAGAAAAATTAGCTGCTGGTTTGGGAGCTTTGGGTCCTGATCAGTTTATTGGCTTTGACCTTAACTTAGATAATCCGGCTAACGTCAATAAAGACTTTAAGGGTTCAGATAAAAAAGATAGTAAGCAAGATGCAATCAATGCTTTGCTAGCTATTAAAACAAGCACCTGTGGTGCTGCTGTAGATAATGGTTCTACTGAACCGTCTCCATATTCGTCATCTAAACCAATTGACATAGATCAAACTACACGCACCAACCCGCCAAACCATTATGTATCACGAGACGTAAGTTTCTTTAATAAGGTAAAAGATAATATACAGAAAGATTTGGGTAAACCAAGAGCTGCTTCTGGGTACATTATTGCCTATGACAAGATCGATCTTTTAAATGCTGAGGTAACAAAAGCTGGAAGACTTGGAATGATTTTTCAAGACAAAGCTTCAGCTACCGCATTGAATGGGCCGGGAAACGCCGACAAGCCTTGGGGATTTAGGTTTAATTATAACCCTACTACCATCTCTTATAGCACAGCTATGGATACATCTATTGACTGGATGTTAGCCGATAAAGATCCAGCTAACTATATTGGTGGAAACGTATCAGTAGGTTTTACTCTTTACTTAAATAGAATGCCTGATATGACTGAACTTGCCGGTATGAAAGGCAAGTCAGGAGTCTACGGTAAAAACTATCCTAGAGAACTTCGTGAAGAAGAGATCCAAGGTATTCTAAATAGAGGTACAGAATATGACATTGAGTTTTTGTACAGAGTCTTAAATGGCGATCCTAAGCCAAGCAATAACACCTTGTTGACTTACACAGTTTCTGGAAAACCGGCGGAGACATCTGACTTTGGTTATATTACCGGAACACCTGTATGGCTTAAGATTCACAACAACCTTAGGTACAAAGGTTCTGTAGCTTCGGTGTCAGTTAACCACGTAATCTTTAATGAGCTTATGGTTCCTATGTTCAGTACAGTAGACGTTACTATGATTCGTTACCCAGTTATTAGTGAAACTAGTGATGAAGTACAGAAGGCGTTCTCTGAAAAGCAGACAAAGTATGTAGCGGGAATTAAGAAGGCGGCGAGCGCACAATGAGCAATATAACAAGAACCTCTCGTTACTTTGAAGGGCCTCTCGCACAGATTCCAAATAAGACTACCGGTGAGTATGACATTGCAGTCTACAGAGAGTTTACGTCTTTAGGGTCAATTACTTTCTTGACTCACACCTGGGTATACGGCGATAATCTGTCTTCTTTGGCTAAGAAGTATCTACTAAACCCATTATTGTGGTGGCAGATTATGGAAGTAAACCCAGAAATTACTGATCCGTTTTCTATTGAGCCAGGTACAGAGATAAGAGTTCCATATGTCAGTAGATAATCTATACACGATATCTGAAAACTACGCTAAGGAATCTACCGGTTCCGTATACAGCTCTGACTTTAGTGTTTACTTTCCTAAAACTCCTAACTTTGAATTGTTACTTATTGGGGCTGAGTTACATCAAGAGATAGAAACTCATGATGTTCTTATCTTAACTTTTAAAGGTAAGCCAAGAAAAGATGAGACAACAATTGTTTCTAGCGACCCTGTTCAATTTACATATAGTAGTGGGCCTAACAAATCTACCTTTGAAGGCTACGTGTACGAAATCGATCCTGCCTCAACAATGATGGCTCATGTAACCCAGGTGTGGTGTGTTTCTGCGTCTTCTGTATTAAAAGATAGTACTCAAGAGATCTATAAAAAAGTAACCGCTGATCAGGTAGTAGCAAAGATTGCTAAACGTCAAGGGTTAAAAGCTGTTACTCAAAGACACCCACGTTTAAGAGAAACTGTAGTTCAAGCTGGGCAAACAGACTGGCAGCTTCTTCGTAGGCTTGCTAAGCAAACTGGCTTTGCACTTAAAGCCGAAAACACAACTATCTTTTTTATGTCTAAGAATAAGATCTTTCAAGATAAAAAAAACAAAGCACCATACTTTAAATACAAAGATGGAATCACTAAACAACAGCGTTCTGTAGGAACCTGCCTAGAATTTAGACCTGTAGTTTCAGATGATGCTATTGAGCTAGGCGTACGTGTAGATCGCGTCATGAGCGGAATCAGTGGAACATCTGGCGGTTCTATCACTACAACACATCCAAATAAAGTTTTTGATACTGCTCAAAGCCGAGGAAAAGTTGTTCCGAACCAGGAGTACTTTGATGGCATCTAGATTTTCAAAAGTAAGCTCTAGCAGCAAACCTAAAGCAAAGTACAAGCGCCACCATGTTCACGAGGTTACCACTAGCCTTACCGAATCAAAGTTTATTGCCAGCGACTTGGCTGACGCCAAGCGCTATGCGTATAGAGCCAAGGCTGTGCTTGTTGGAGAAGCTAGCGTTAAACCTTACGAACCTATCTACTTAGATGGTTTGCCAAATGGCATGTCGGGTTACTGGACAGTATTAAAGGTCACCCATATCTTTGGCGGAACCCAGGCCAACTACATGCTTGAGGTAGAGCTAGGCACAGATGTATTAGGAGACACAAACCCAAACGCAGCAAATGCTTCTGATACCCGAGATGTAAACGCAGAGATCGCTGGTCAAACCGTTGAGCCGTCTCCATCTATCCTTGTAGACTATGCCTTCTCAGTTAACAACAAGCAGCTGTACACACCGCCTATTAAGTCTGTTAATATTAAAAAAACAGCGACGGCAGTAACTCCGGACCCTACGTCCCCTAACCTTTATCAAGATGACATCCCAGACTTTTCAGCTGTAAAAAGAACTACTGCTTGGTCTGCTACGAAAGGTAATAAAGTGCTATGACCTCAGATTACAACTCCCCAGAATTAAGTTACATGGTAGACCCGATGGGTCGTGTACGTTTCTTTGGCATATACAGCGCTAAGGTCGTAGATATAAACGATCCTCTAAAGAAAAACAGAATTAAAGTAAAGGTACAGCAGTCCACAGGCCAAGAGGTATCAGGGTGGGCTCGATCTGTGCAGCCTATTACAAACGTAGCTAATCATCCTGACCATCAAGAGCATACTGCTGCTCAAATTGCCGCCCTGCTTACGACCACTGCTACATCCGTAACCTCAGGAGGAGCCTCCGCGGGTACAGCCCACACCCATTCTGTAACTATTCCTGCGCTTACAGTGGTAGCTAAGGCGGGCGCTGACACCCTTAAACATCCACATAAAACCGCAGCTAATACTACGCAACTTTGGAATGATGCTCAAGAGCAAACTCCTAGCGTAGCGGAGCATACCCCGCATCGACTGATACCTAAAGTTGGGCAGCTAGTCTGGGCTATGTTTGAAGCCGGAGATCCTGAATACCCTGTATGGATTGGAGTCCAATAATGAGAGCCATCAACTTCCCCTTTACCCTTAACCCTTTTGGTAGAGCAGAAACTGTTACTACAGAGTCAAAGGTCTATCTAGATCGCCTCTTAACTTTGCTGTCTACCCAGGTAGGTCAGCGCCCTATGCTTCCTGAATACGGTACAGATATAGCCCGAGCTCTTTTTGAAAATGAAGAAGACTTCTTTTTAGCTGCCAGAACCGCCATAACCGATGCCGTATCGCTTTGGCTTCCGGAGCTACGCATAGACAAGCTAGAGCTAGAAAACTTAGACGATCAAGGTTTTGCCAACATCAAGGTGATTGTTGAGCTTCCAGGAGCTAAAATAACATCTCTAACCATTAATACAGCAATCTTTGGGGCCAACGGAATGATAGAAAGAGCGGGAGCATAATGCAGATCGACTATACCTCTAGAGACTATGAAGGCTTAAAAGCCGACATCATCAACCTCATCAATACTCGTACCGGGTATCAATGGGAAGCAGACGATCCATCAGATCTAGGATCAGTAATGGTTGAGTCCTTTGCGTATATGGGCGACATCATGTCTTATTACCTAGATCGTGTTGCTAACGAAACTTCTATTGAGACTGCGGTTAAAACAGACACCTTATTGAGATTTGCTGAGCTTTATGGATACAAACCTTCTGGCCCTACACCCGCACAAGTCTCTGTTTCTTTTACAAACAATAGTGATGCAAACATAGACCTACCTATAGGAACTCAGGTTATGGCACCTCTAACCTACGGTGACTACACAGAAATTTATTATGAAACTACTCAAGCTGTAGTACAGCTACAGGCTGGTCAATCCATAACAGTTACAGCACGAGAAGGAAAAACAGCTAACACAGATCGTCCAGACTTAATTAGCCCTACGACATACAAGCCACTTCCAGTTAGCTTAGGAAGTTCTGATGGTACGGCTAATCAAGAGTTCTCTTTATTTGATATTGGTATTGTAGACAACACTTTGGTTGTATATGTAGGTCAAGGTATTGCATTCTCTCCATGGAAATATGTAGACAGCCTTGTTAACTCAGGACCAAATGATCTTGTGTTTACTACAAGTTTAAATACAGATGGAACTACATCTGTTATCTTTGGTGATGGTGTTAACGGATATGTTCCACCAACAAACCAACTTATCAGTGCACTATATAAAACAAGTACAGGTATTGCTGGAAACATTATTGCCAATGCTATTCAAGAAATTACATTTATTCCTGGAAATGGAAATCCTGAAACCCTATCTCTTGTTACAGCGACTAATGAAGCCGCAGCATTTGGGGGAGCGGATG